GGCGTAGCCCCGCCTACCTGAGTCGCTACATTCCAGTTGCCACTAGCCACAGATACCCACGTACCTAGCGGATCCGCCTTATCTCGCTGTTCGATCGACCACTGGATAGAGCCGTCTACAGCCGCAGTAGAGTTGTTCCAAAACACATTGATCGCAGTAACAGTGAGGTCGCCCCACCTAGCGCTATGGAGCAACTGAGTAAGAGACAAGAATACGGGGCCGTATACGGCGATCGCCCCGTTAGTCTCGTACAGATAGTCAGAGTCCGCGCCGCCCCACTCAAGAGGCCCATTCGCGTTAATCTGATCCCATACGATATCGTGCAGACTAAACTTACACTCTGTGAGCGAGTACCCCGCCGCAGAAACCACGGGAAGCCCGACCCATTCGACCGTAGCGTAGCCAGACCCGAGCGACGCATTAGCCGCGTCGAGATCGTTAGTCGTAATCGTACCGGTCCAGGTGGGGTTAGCAGAGTGCGCGTCAATCGCTAGAGCCAGGTGCGCCGCCGTAAGGGTGAGATCGGTAGGTACAGCATCGTACCACCCATTACCCCCACCAATCATATCCCATAGCTGCTGACGGACGGCCTGCGCCCACGTATACAGGTCGCCTACTCCGTACAGACCGCGATCCGGGTCACGATCGTTACCGCCGCCCCAAATAGCGGCGAAACCGCCCGCCTCGTCTCCCTCAAAGAACATATCTCGTTCCATAGTAATATCGGCCGTCTGTACCGTGGCACCGGCCCACACCACATCGGCGACGCTCTCCCACTCCGCCCCAGGAGAACCGATACGCGCCTGCACATCCCACGCGAGCACGTATCTCGTATCGATCATGTCTACGTCTTCCTGGCCCAGAGTCTCGTCCCAGAAAATACGGTTACCCGCCTGACCGGACGTGTACGACACACGGACCCATATCTGATACGTCCCGTTAGGCTTGCCTGTGAAATCCACCATTTGGAACGAATCGCCTTCTATACCTGCCGCTACGCCGTACTCATAGCCACCATCGTCTAGAGCTTCCGTCAAAAGCGCCGTGCCCGAGTTGACCTTGGCCTGAGCGGACGCCCCGAGGGGATCCTCCTCTACGAGCCACCCACCTAGCACCTTACGCAAATCTGACCCGAGCATGACATGAACTAGAGACGAACGAACGTCAGAACGCCCCCCTCTCTGTACTTGTGTAAGGTCGGGAAGGTCTGCGCGCTCGTGTGGCTCGAAACGAACGAGATCACGGTAAGTCGCCATGGTATTACACTACCTCCACCACTACTCTAACACCAGCAGCGGTTACTAGGTCCAACAGTGTCTCTACGATCCAGGTTTCGTCAAAGATATAGAACGGATACTGGTCGTTACCGCTATCGTTCTGGTCTTCGATGATTTGGGCAGAGGGTACAGTCGTATAGTCAACTAACACATTAACTGGAAGATTGGTAGGCGCCGTAATCGTAACGCCTGCCGCACTCGCCCTAGGAATTTGCACCTGAAACGGGGGAACGGTAGTAAAGCGAGGGGCCAGCTCCCAAGATACGGACGACTCCGTAACGAACGCCGCGCCCCCGCCTAGAACGACCTCTTTCGGTCCGTTTACGGCCGTAATCGGGTATACGCCGGTATTCTGCGCGTTTACGCCTGACATAACGATGTTATGGCCGATCATCCACGTTTTGAAACGATCCATGCTAGATTGCAGAATAGTAGGGGCTCCGCTGTTTAGCGTGCCGCCGTGCCTCGGTTTGCTACCGAGTTGCAGCGTAAACGGGTCCAAGTACGCACGAATCGCCCATACTTCTCCGGTTACGGTAAACTTGACGGCTTTACCCTCGTCAGCAGGGACGAAGATAGGCAACGAACTAATCAAGTACTTAGGCGTAGTTACAACCGTTCTAACGAACATGGTGTCGTTAGCGTAGTTAACCCCTACCCGGTATGGATCGCTAGAATCGTAGATCCCGTACACCACCCAAGGCGCGTGATCTACGTCCACCGTAAGCAAGCCCGTACGAGGCTGCGCCTCTCCCCCGACCAGGTATGCCTTACCTTGGTATTCTGACGAAGTAGCCGCGGCAATATCCACGAACACCGTATGCGGATACGTCTCTACGTCCTCGTACAGATCGTAGCTACCAGCGCCTAGAAGGGCGTCAAGCACTTTCTTACACGCGTACTCTGTTTGCGAGTCCAGGTAGACCATAGCGCCCAACACGTCGGTAAACGTAGCGTCGCTCAGACCACGAGGCCTGTTAATGCCGTAGTTCCTCGCGTAAAGATCGATCTGATCCTCTACCGCCGTCTCTCGGAAAAACGACGCTTTCAAAAGGTCGAACTGCGTCTGAGACTCTGCGATGTCCATGACTACCGAATCGCCTGGCAAATCACTAGGCAGACCGGGATTGCCGTCCTCGTCCACCAAACCAGTAAACGACGTGTTAGTCGTCCCGCTATACGTGGCGGACATACCGCCCACGGCGATCCTACCCGAGGTAGGCCACCTATGCGTACCCCTCACGTTTAGAGTCGCGCTACCCTCCGTATACGCACCGACTACCTTAGTCAGCAAGCGACCAGACAACTCGTAAAACGTGTCTGCCGCGGCCGATACGATACCGTCTAGCAATTCAGCCTCGGTGCCCATTACTCATCCTCGATTCTATGGTTACCAACATCGCGAGGCGGAGGGAAGTTAGCGCGAACCGAATACAGGTTAGTCGTCCAACTACGCTCGATAATCGTGAGAGCCCCCGACAAAAGATCGGAGTATACGCCATCTTCAGTTTCGGCGTAAATATCGTAAGGGCCGCCAATAGGCAAAGGCGGAATCACGAATTGAATCGTTGTCCCGTCTTCCGACACAGAGAACTCGCCGCCACCGATAACGCCTCCGTAGCACAGTAGGTCCATGCCGGTCGCTATGTCCTGTACTTGAAACTTGATCCCCTGTGTAGTCGGGAAAATACCCGTAGCCGTAACCAACCAACCGCCGTCGTCTCCCAACACTCCAGGATCAATCGACACGATCAGTACGCCTGGCATTCCAGAAAACAGGATACCGTCAGTCGCTAAACCCAGAGACGCGTCCAACGCGCCAGTAGTCGGGAGGCTGGTTCCAATCGGCATGGTTACGCGTCCTTAACGCTAGTATACGCAGTGGGCCGCCCTGAGCCGTCGAACGACTGTGCGATGGTGTACTTACCCGTAGCGAGCGCCCATGGCGCAGAGTCAGCCAGCAGGTCCGCCTTAGAGTCGTAGATCAAAACCAGGCCGTCAGTTGGAACACCAGACGCACTCCACGTACTCCATACAACTCGCATATTGTTCTGCCTAAGGCTCAGTGTGCGGCGAATCCAATCGCCAAACGTGCCATCTACAGAGTACGAAGACATGGGCGCCGACATGATCTCGCCCACGGCGGGATCATTAGCATTCAAGACGATCAACTCGTCGTTGACCTGGATCCCATTAGGCATGCCAGACGATCCGTCCAACAGTGTGATTTCAAAATAGTCGTTACCGTCGTTACTCAACGACGCAATCCTTACAAGCTCCCACTCCCCCACGGACTGATCGTAGAACATCCCGAGTCGGCCAGCAAACGACGCGTCTCTAGTCGCCGGAGTGGGGGTCGTCAGGCTGTAGAACTTGATACCCGGTCCATGTAGAATGTTACACAGGTGCCGCGAGCTATCTTCTGTGCATACGATCGCATTGCGAATCAAGGTCACCATAAACGCGGCAAGGTTCTGGTTCGCAGTAATCAACGCCGTAAGATCGGTGTTCCACACGGCCGCGCCGATAGCTGCGTCGCCGAGCGCCTGATCAATCTTGACATACTCCACGATCGGAACCACAGGCTCGACAATCATAGCGATATACCCAGACGCCCCAGCCGCGTAGACGAGATCTGCAGGATTCATCGTAAACGTGTACTGCCCAGGGAAGTTAGCCGGATCCGTCTCGACCATAAGAATAGCGACTGGCGGCGCCGCCCAGCCCGGAGCCGGGGACTGGTAGAACAGGCCATCGCTAACACGCTTGATCGTCACAGTGGGGGCCAACCCGCCAATAGGCAATCCCGCGACTACCACCTCAAAAGTAATGTCGATGTCGTTATAGTTCTTGACTTCTTGCCGCATGGTAACTCCTACGCCTCGCCGCCGATAAAGGCGACTGTGTCTTCTACACCGGACGTTTTAGGGCCAATAGCGAATCCGATCGGGGCCCCCGCGTGATCGTTAACAACATCTCCAAACGCGCAATCTTTCACATACCGCATATTACGAAGCCAACCCATCCACAAACTAGACGCAACATCGTATATAACGATCTTCTGTCCCAACTGGCGGCCTCCAACAGTCGTAAACAGCCCGGTAGCCATACTGTTTACCGCACAGTCTGGCCTAGACACCTTGATCCACGTCGCCGGAACAGCCGGATTAAATACGCCCATATGGTGAACATCGTTAGAACTCCAGTGCGTCAAGAATCCCGTAGACGAGTTGCGCCACCCGTTAGCGATCGTACTAGTACCGGTCGTATACATACCATAAATACGATCCGTTGCGGCTTCTGCGTCCAAGTCGTCTGGTTGCTCTATGATCGCCCCAAAGTGCAACCCTCTAATAACTGTGGCGCTCGTAAGCAAGTAAATCGACATAATCTCGCCGTCGGCAGCGAACCCACGAACGGTCGCCACGTTAGCCGTCGCAATAGTATGCGATATCGGCCAATACCCGGAGAATCGAGCGGCTCCAAACGGATTACCTGCACCGTCCCATGCCGCCGATACATCCGAGGCGCTCGCGTCCGGGGCTGCGCCCAGATACAAGCGATTAGCTGTCGCGGTAGTGTTAGGGCCGAGTTGGGCCGCGTTAGGAGTCTTGGCGGCAGCTCCAGCGATAATGAAAGTCATAGCGGCCAGTGTTCGCGCTGCTTTCGGGCCGAATACGAGATACTCTGCATTGTTAGTGCGAACCTCCCAATCCGTAGAAGTACCGATTAGAGTCGCAATGGACTGGAGAATGACTGCGATATCCGTAGGATCGCCAGGCGATTGCAGGGTCATCTCTTCTACTGTCAAAGTCGGAAGCGTATGGCCCACGCTACACCTCTCTCGTTTTGTTTAGTTCCACGATTATTCTCCGATTAGCCCGTTGTACTCGTACTCTGGAGTCTGAGACAAGCGAGGATTAATAACTATTTGACGACTAATCAAGACCAGACCAGCCCCGTCATCGCCGTAAATCGTCCACGCACCATACTCGCTAGGGCGAAACGACTGATCTGTCGCAGTCCCACTCAGCAATGCGGACATATCGACGCCTTGAGGGCTGATGAGACACCATACCGGAGGCCCAGGCGTAATATTCGTACTCACAGCATCGAGGCCCACCTGCACTAGGTTACCGTCAATCGCGTAAACGACTCCACCCGAATCAACCGGGGGAAGCGTCCTCTGCCCAGTGGGAGGAAGAGTTCGGCTCATTACAGCTCCTCTATCGTCAACTCAATATCCAGACCCGTCGTGCCGCCAGCGTCGTCTGTCTGTACCTCTACTAGCAATGTCGCCGAATCAAACCAAATACGGCCATCCGCATATACGAGATCTAGGTTCTCTAGCGTCTCGTATGACATAAGAATTCGCCCACCACTACTCTCCCGAACTCTTAGTGCCGCCTGAGTCGCACCACCCGCCGTAAGATCTACAGCGACCTGGTGCAGCCAGCCTCGCTTAGTGATCAAAGAAGACGCGAAACTAACCTCGACCCACGCCAACCCGACATTAGCCTTGCTCTGTGTTTCACGACGTATGGGCAACGATGCTTGGTTCATGACAACCTCTTACGTAAGATCGATGTTATCGTTCTCTACCCGGGGGATTTCATCCTCGCCGATAGTAACGTTTCCAACAGGACTCGTGAAGTTTACGTCAAACACACCTGGTACTGACTGCGCCTGGAAAATCAACTCGGAGAGGATAACGTCGCCGTTCACTCCGAGCCCGTTGATATACCTATTAATCGCAGCCTTGACAGACGCGATCACGGTAGCCGAATCGTACCCGTCTTCTACGACAATGGAACCAACGATTACCTGTTGCAGTACAATCGGCGGAACTACGAACACCTGCACACCGAATGCACGATAACCGGGGTATGCCGTGTAATCGCCAGGATCCCCGTCTACGACTTTCTGTGACTCGGCTAGGAGTCCGACATAGTATGTGTATTCGGCCGTTACCGCGTCTAGCGCCGTAAGACCTGTCGGGTACACTGTCTCGTCAAACGTAATCTGACCAGTTGCGTAGTTTAGTGTAAAGTCGGTGCCTTCTGTTTGGAGCACTGCGTTAACCCACACGCTAACGACTGTGCCGCTAACGACAGGCTTGTAATCCAACGACGCTCGACGCTCCCCACCTGACGCAGACGCGATCACCGTCTCAGGCGACCCATAATTGTCGCTAGTCCGCTCGATAGTGCCGGAACCGTCGTCGACGTAGATCCATACCTTACCTAAGTCGCTGCCGATACCTTCCACGCAATGAGCGGATACCACACGACCATACCCAGACAACGACACGTCTAGCACCGCCCACTCCAAGGCCTGCTTAGTGCCGCGCCCTAGAGACCTAATGTACGATTTAATACTGGACCGGTATTCGGCGTCTGATTCCTCGTCGGTGCCGCCTGTAGTCGCTGCAGGATTCGACACAGTCTCGACGCCGGTAATCGCGTCCATTTGCGTAATAGTCGCCGCGTCCGCGTTGCCATCGGCCCCCGCATCTAGCGCCTCAATCGCGATATTACCAGAACTCGTAAACCCGTTTAGAATCTGTCCCGCGGCAGTCGTCTTGAACTCAGGCTCTCCGCCTGGTACACGTACGATACTACCAGACGGAATGCTAATCGTACCCACGGCCCCACTACGAGAAAACTCGACCTGCCCCGTTGCTTTGGTACTACCTTGCCGCTCGATCTCGTCCGGGTTGCAGTCCGCCCCTCGTTTATCCAGGTCTTCGCCCGCCGCAGTATCTATATCCCACAATCGCTGGAGGTTCACTGTTTGGAACGACATATCGTCGCACTCACGAGCAAACGCCATAGCGAAGTTGTGCAGGATCCCTCCTACTTCAACATCCGATAGCCCAGTCCGAGCGACCAGTCGATTAGCAAATCGTTGGAGGAAGAATTGGAAGGTCTTAGGTTCAAACCGCGACATTGGCGCCTCTACAAAACTGAAGTACTTACAGTGAGTGCCTCGCTAAGGCCAATCGGAACCACATCCATGTCAAAGTCTACATAGTCGCCCTCGACTGACATAGACAGTCGTGATATTCTGGCTACACGGCGATCCGCCTGGATAGTGCGTCTAACGGAAACCCGAAGTCCTGACACAAACGCGTTAGTAGCTCCATAGCCAATCGCGCGCATTATACCGTAATTAGGGGCTAGAGGCATAGTGCCGGCTTGAGTCCACGTCCTCAACTGAATCGCCTGTGTCAAATTGTCTATTCCAGTCACCACGGCCGCGTCTTTATTCGTACGGCGATCAATCGAAATCGTCACAGAAGGCCTACCTGGCGTGGACTGCGGCGTCTCTCGCAACATGAAATCGGTACCCAAGATATCGTCCAACGGATCCTCGCCCTCTGATACCTTGGCGATTACGGCGGATCCAGTAGTTCTAGGAATAGCGATCACGTCGCCTGGCTTGGCGATACCGGGCCCACCGCTCGAGCTGATATACGGGTACCTGAGGCCGTTTACGATGGCGAGATCGTACCAGCGAGCGCCGTCCCCCAACTCCCTAGCTGCAATAGACGATAGGCTGTCTCCCGCTGCAACTCTGTAATCGGTGAGACTAGTATACCTAGGGAACTCTCGACTCGTAGACAATGATCCCGCGTCAACCAACGCCTGATCCGTAGACCTAGCGCTTGCTGTCGCCATTTCGTTAGCAGACTGAGGGGGCCCAGCAGTTGCAGCCGAGGATACGCTATCGCTCCTAGAAGAAGACGACGCCCCATCTTCTTCCGTTGCGATAGCCGCTGTCACGGAACTATACGACGTTCCGAAAGCCGCCGTCTGCGAGGCGATTTGGTGCATACCGTCCATGGCCATTTCGTAGTTATGCCGCACATTCGCCGGCAGTTCGGTAGCGTTCTCCATTAGAACGAGAGCCGCCTCAAGCAGAGTTGCTGTAGAGTTAATGAACATCGTACCAATCGAAATCGTGTCCGTAACCCCATCCACGAAATCCTGCGCACTGGTTACAATGGTCGTCAAGTTATCCACGATGGAGTCAATAGTAGCAACAAAATACCGCACCTCGCCCAAGATGGCGCTACCTTCCTGAATAGCAGACGATACCATGGCCAAACCGGCGTTAACCGCGGCGATCGTATCCGTTATCTTGTCCCAAAGCGTAGACTCGGGATCCGGCAGGCTAATAGCGGCAGCATCGCCAATACCTTTAAGTCGGAAGTTATACGGGTACTGCATTTTACGACCAACGGTTCTATTTACGCCGACTTGCTCTGGCACGACCACGAAGTGGTCGTCCATCTTGAAGTCATGCCATACGAGATACACGTCGGACGGCGAGCTAGTAGCCCATACAGCCGTACCCCCCTTGTACTCGCTATATTTGTCGAAAATGTTACTAAGCATTCGCTTAGTCCACATAGGCCCAGACAGCTTAGTACCAGGTACGATCACCGTCTCCGGGTCGTATGTCGTATCATAACCTTCCTTAGCCTCCAGACCGAACGTGCCTGCGACGTTAATATCCACCCACAGGACGCCTCGCTCCTCAGCCACGACTCCGCCCAAGGTAGGCGTAACGCCCTGTCGCAGGACGCGATTTACCGTATATTGCTCGGGGCCTAGCGGAAGTACGAACACACCGCCCAGAATACCAGGGGCGACCAACTCTAGAGCGTATCTCTGCTCTGTGAAGTACCAGTCATCGCCCGTGGCGACTCGTCTCGCCAACTCCGTAACCTGTTCAAGAAAACCCATCGTATACCGCCTAATCGTGCTTTAGCTTGTCTGATTCCAGGGCACCACTGGTAATGGCCGCCTGTAGCGCTGGGATAGCCACTGGCGCATAGCCTAGTATTGCCGCGTACGCCGCTGCGCACTCGACCAGAGCAGGCTCCAGGAGCGCTAGGAACGCCTCTGATAGGAGGGTCTTCTGTACCAGCCCACCGCCGTTCACCGTAACAGAGGATCCGGCAGCGAGATTAAACTCGACATTGCCTCCAGTCGCCGTCTCGAACACTACGTTACCGCTATCCGATACCGTAATCGTGCCGCCGTCTTTAGCCCTGATCACTAGCGATGCATCGCCGTTTACGGACTCTACCCCGCTAATGTCGATACTGCCGTCGCTAGACTCAGACAGATCAATTTCGACTCCACCAGACTCGGTAACACCAACGAGCACGCCTCTAATGTGTCGCCGCCACTTATATAGAGTAGCATCGTTAGCGCTAGGTCTGCGCTTAGTTCGTTTGTGCGGCAACTGCCCCATAATCACGGGCTTGGACAAGTCGCCACCCATGAAACCGACCAACACATAGTCGCCGTCTGTATCCGTGATATCCGTAGTCGCTGACGATACAGACCCACCGTCCATGGACAATGTTTCGCCAGTAATGTCCGCCGTCGCCTTTCTAGGCTTCCATTGCTCATAATCGTTAACGCCTGCACTCTGAGCGAGTACAGGCACCTGCGACAACCTCCCGCGATACAGCGGATCGATAACCATTACGTCGCAATAAATGCCCTTGACTTCTGATTCGTCTCTGTCCTGTCTAGAAGTCATATCGTCTGGGCGATACACCTCAATCACTACCGCACGAAGCAAAAGCCCCTTAGCGTCGCGGGCTTTGCCGACTGGGGGGCGATCTCGGGAATGATGCTTTAGGCTCTCGGGAATCATTACGTAATCCCCCCATCTTCGCTATCGTTCATGAATCTATCATCGTCCAAACCATACACGAAATCGCCATCGGATGCCGCGGGATCCAGATACTTGTCAGTGAACTTATCGTAAGCGTCTGACACGGCCGACGATCTCTCGCCCTCGATAAACCCACGACTAACCATGAGCGACGTAGACGCCTGGGGCCTGGTGCCTTCTGTCCAAATATGGCGAACCCCCTCGATATAGAACGACATGGCGTTAGCGTCTACTCCGCCATCGGCCGGAAACATCCCGTAGCCACCGATAGGGCCATTGTTCACGACCAGTTTTTGACCGATCTTGATGTCTGGCCGCATCTCTCCGATCCCCACTTGGCCAGACCAATACTCGTGGTTTAGCGCATTCCACGATACGAGTAGGTCCAGCCACTTGCGATATTCGCTCTGACCACCTGCATCGCCTCCGAACTCATCGAAAAACCGCGTGTTCTCTTCAATACGGCGAAGACCTCGCTTATATATAGAGTCTGAGTAGGTCGCTGGCTTATACAGCCCATACGCGTCCTTCATGTATACCAACTCGGCAGTTAGCATAAGATGGTTTACGCGATTCGCGCCCTTCGTAATATTTACTTGAGTCACAAATGCCGCGTCTACGTAACGAGTCATTAGGCTAAACCACGGACTCCACGATCCCTCTTCCTTGTTTACGAACGGCCGCTCTCTCACGAACAGGTAGAACTTTCTATAGTCGCTAACTGTGGCGGGTGAGTCGATCCACATCTCGTTAAACACCGGATTTCGCCAACTCTCCATAAACGCCCAAATCGACGGCGCCCCCTCGGATGCAATCATTTGGGGTACCGCCTTACCCCTCAGTGTAAACGATACAGCAGACTCAGGGTCCAACGCGTCGATCCAATACAGGTTGATACCACCAGACAACGAATCGGGAATGCGAACGTGGCCGCCGAATAGACCGTCCTTACCCATGAGGCCTTTAATGGTGCGAGTGATCAGCGAGCCCGCGTCCATGAGCCCGACTACCCCCGTAATCGCCGCGAGGTCAAGACCTGACGCGTTATCGTGCTCTGCGTCGTACGGATTGAAGTAGATCGGGGTATCGGACAGGGGAGCCGCGACACAACGACCAGATACCGTAATCTGTACGTTGGCCTCCCCTGTTCCACCCGCTGACACAGATACCTGTATCGTGTCGATACGGCCAATCATCATGTTTCGCTCTAGGCCATTTTTCAATGCGTCAATCGTTACCCAGTCCCCCTCCTCTAGCAAATTACCCCAGTACGAACCAGCATAGCGACCAGACGTTACCTGTCCCTTGAGACCTACGCTCCAAGTGCCCGTCGGCTGCCCCATTCGTTTGTTAGTTTCCACACGAACGACAGGCCCTTTAAGAGTCGTTGTATCGTACGCGTCAATCTGCCCGTTATCGAACGTATGGAACGATACGAGAACTATGGTCGTGTTAATCTTGGCTCGGTGTCCAATCATCGCCTAGCAATCGCCTCGTCTACGAACCGGTTAGAGTCAAATTCTGTGAGCTTGTCCGTAGCTCGCTCTACCGCCTTGGTGAACTTGCCCATAACCGGGCCAGCGATGCCGTTAAACCCAGCCGCGAGGTTATTGGTCGACGACGCCAGGTTCTGCATAGTGCCGGATATGCCCGCACCGATTCCGATTCGCTCCCTCTCTAGCCCAGCCTCGGCGATATGAGATCCCCCGAGACCCGCGGCAGCGATTCGCCCAGGCTCTATCATGGAATCCATCCCTAGACCAGACATATCCATACCGCCCGAGGCCATACCGGCTACCAACTTCGCCGCCTCCTCAGGGCCGAGCATGGTCCTAACTCGCGAGAAATACTGCTGCATAATCAGGGCTCTACTAGATTCGCCCATCCCGGCAGTACGCTTATTAATGTGCGATACGAAAGAGGGCATAGCTCCTGCGACGTTACCCCCGTTCTGCATCTTCATACGGAAACTCGCGTATTCCTCGAAGCCTCCCTTACCCGTGTAACCCATCGCCTCCATTAGACGAAACTCGGCGGCGCTCTGCGGACCCTGCATCCCGATTTGGGCGCCCGCACCTGCGAATTGCTGAGTGATCCCGCCAGCCCGCCATCCGGCGATGCCCGATCCCACCAGACGCTCCTCCATCCTAACGATCCCGCCCATGTCCACCTGGCGACCCTGCTGGACCTGTTGCTGCAGGAACTGGTTAGACCGCTGGAGGTACGTAGCAATCTCGGACGCCTCAAGACCTCTCGCCACGGCACTACCGATCATTTGAGCGACGCGGTTACCGCTTTGCGACGAATCCGTACCGGCGTACTCCATCTGACCCATGAGCCCGCCGGTAGTCGCCAAGTCTACGCCAAACATAGAACGCGCAGACAAGCCGAATTCGTACTCTTTCGCACTCATAGGGCGAACGCCAGCCCGAGACATTTGCGATGCCTCCTGGAGGGCTTGCTGTGGTTTCACACCGAAGCGGCCTCCCGCGTCCATGTAGCTACCGCGATCGGCCCACTCATCCGCAGTCTTCGCCATAGCCCGACCAGCCGCGGCGTCAAACTCCTTCTTTTGCTTACCCGCCAAAACGCCTAGACGATCCAACCCTCCGCCGGTTCCATCGGTGTTCACGACACCTTCAGGAAGGATCCCAGACAGCCCCTCTAGTTGCCGCTGACGATTAGTTCTATAATTGGACTTCAACTGAGACAGAAGCCCGCCCCTAGACGTATCTTGCGAAATACGACGACGACTATCGTCTAGCCGGGCTTCCCTAATCTCCGGACCGTATTTGTCTATCGCCTGGCCTTGCGCAGCCCGGGTAAGCTCTGCAGACCTGCCAGCAAAGCCAAGCGTAGCCCTGGACCGCCCCAGGAACGGCATAGCGCCCATAGACGCCTGCTGGTAGCCTAGATGGCTCTGGTACGTCCCAGCGGCAGCCATGAGGCTACCAGCCGCGAGCAGGCCCACGGCCGGAAGTGCCGCCATACCAGTGGCGATCGCGCCGATGCCTGGCATAGGGACTTGTCCAAGCCCGCGACCCCTGTTCAAACCTGACCCAGGGTTGCGACCTCCGCCAAACCAACCACCTCCGCCTCCACCGCCTCCGCGTGCTCCCGATCCGTCGCCTGCCGGCCCTCCGCCTCCGCCCCGAGCATCCATCTCGCGTTGACGAGCGGCAAGCTCTCTAAGCTCGCGGCTTAGCTGCGCAGCCTCCTCGCGGGCCTTACGTAGATCGGCCGCCATATCCTTCCATCGCTTGTCACCAGCCGATCCAGCCGCGGCAGTACGATTGAGATCCATGATCGAACGAGTAAGCCCACGCATGGACCTATCGAAGTCCATTAGAGCGCGAGGCGAGAATACCCGCTGTAGCTGGCGCTCTAGCTCGTTGACCTGGCGAGCGTTAACCCTGATATCCAGGGTCGTACGTGATCTAGTTTCGCCCATGGACCACCCTACTTGTCAAGATCGGGGACCCGCCCAGCGGCGATCTCCCGCTCCCACTCGTCCACAAGAGGATCGCCTGTCGATTCCGCTTGGCGGTACTTACGCCGTGCTTGTCGTTGTACCTGCTTAGCTTCATCGTCTTCGAGTCCTCTCAGCGCCATATGCTCTATCGCCGAATCCCAGTGGTACAAGAGAGCCTGGAGGGTCAGAGGATCGTAATCTTCAAATCTCCTGGCTGGCGATCCGGTTTTCTTCAACCACGCCTGTTCAAGAAGGAACTTATAGTTACGAACTAGATGAGTCGCTAGTGTTAGCGGGTCCTGCTTCCCAAAACCTGTCCTCGTGGGCAGCGACCTCCTGGTAGATTGCCCCTAGCACGTTGACATTTCGGATCTTCCCGAGTTCCTCGGCCCAGTCTGGCCACGCCGTCAACGACACGGCTAGATGAGACTGCATTTCCAGGATCAGCGATGTTTCCGATTCCAACACACTAAGCGACACACCGCCCGCCATGCGGGCCTTGGCCAGGCCAGCCTGTACTCGCTCCTGGATACTGAGAATACGCGTCGTAAACTGGCCCCGCCATCTATGCCCACGAATATCGGTGTAGTCTAGATCGAACGACCATTCATGAGGTACGCCCTTCTTTCCGATATCGTCGTGAGTTGGCCCATCCAGCGCTTGCATCTCTTCCGCCGCATCCCTGGCGTCTGGTACGTCGGGAACGTCTACGCCCCCAGCCCGTCTACGACTCGCTCCGATTCCCGATGCCTTGTTACCGCCCATGATGGCTCCCGACCTTCGATAGGTGTTGGTTACGACAGGTCGCTTTCGTCACGAGCGCGAATAGCTACGAACGTCACATTCTTACCAACGACACCGCGCGCCGAGATAGTCGTATTACGTTCGGAAATCTTCACACCTTCAACCGTCATGACGACCTGGTTAGTGTGCCGGTCCTCAATAGTCGCACTGAGCGAACCTGAGTTGAGGATGTTGGTCAAGTGATCCTCCGGACTCGTTCCCTGTTTCGGCAGCCAGCCCTTAGACTTCAATGTGTCGCCTACAATGCGGATCATGTCCGCAGTCATAGACACATCGTAGTCAATCGGAGCGTGCTCTTTCACCTGGATACTGTCTAGCACCTTGACCGGCTCATACGTAATGACCTCGCGAACTGTTACGCCGGTCGCATAGCCAACCTTAACGCCGTCCAGCGAAAACCGGGCTCGTGCTCCTGTGAGAATGGTAGACATCGTACGATCTCCTTGTGTCTATCAGGCTATGCGGCCAGAGACAGGCTAGACGAAACTAGGTGAGCAGTAATCTTCACGAAGTTAACCGGAACGATAGGCGCCATTTCCACGTCTACGGTCATAACGTCGCCGGCCAGTTCGATAGTGAGGTTCTGCCAGTTGGTAAGGATTTCCTCGTCTACAAGCTGCCCGAGAACGCCTACTGCATCGGCCAGGGCTTGGTTCGCAGTACGAGCGTGCCCCTTCTTACCGATAATGGCCTCGAACCGACGACGGAACTCGTAAATCGCGTAGTTAGCGGCTTCGTTGACACTTGCCTCTGTATACGCCGTGTTATCGTCGATTTGATGGGTAGTGACGTTACGAACCCAGCGGTAGCCCACACCAGACACGTACTCGATAGCCAGCAGGCCCGACTGGATCAGGTCTTCGCCGTTATCCCTGATCGTATACTCCGAATCATTACCGGTCACGGATACGACGTTAAGGTACTTATGCGTTAGCGACGTACCCACAGACGAGCCCGCCTGCATACCCGCGGCAATACACGACGCACCCAGATACGGCGGGAACGATTCCAGTTCTCCGTCTGTGTTGTACCGGCTAACGTTCTGAATCGCGTAACGGCAATGGCGCGTGTTCAGTGCGAGAGACTGAGACTTGAGGTCGGCCAGGGTTTCGGCTTCTGCGGCTCCTAGCACTGCATCTCGCTCAGACTGCCCCGCTCCTGCAGCGTACACGCAGTGCGCTCTTACAGCCGCATGTACCGCAGGATCACTCGTAAGCGATACGATGGTATTCACTCGAACATCGCGGATAAGGTCCAGCGCCGCCTGCCAGTGCGAGAACAGGGTCGTACCTTCAATCCCGCCAGCCAAGTACACAGCGACAGCGGTATTATCCGGAGCACCAGTGGCGCCAGTGGAGCGAGCCGCCGTAACGAGTTGGCTTTCGTTATTGAGAACCGCGATCATACGGTACAGAGTAGCCAGGAACTCACCAGCAGACGCCAAAACCGCCTCATCGTCGTAATGGTCCATATCCGTAATCAGGAACACGCTACCATCGCCAGACGATACACTGGCAGTCCAACCAGAAAGGGCCTCGATGTAGTCCACGATCTTGCCGATGGTATCGTACGCGACGATAGGCAGGGTGAACACCTGCCCCGACGCGGTGGCTTTACGCGTACCTGCGACGTGAAGCACTGCGATACCAGACAGCTCCGACCACGTACTAGTACCCGCCACCGGAGTAACCCCGTTCATCGTAAACTTCTCTACCTGTGCCGTACCAGTCGCGTCCAATCCGATCAGCAGAACGTCCTGCGTTACCGACGCGGCATCGCCTACCAGAGTCACCGCAGTAGAGCTTACGTCCACATCGTCAACATCTACGATAGCCTGTGCCGTGAGAGTCGCTACGGTAAGAGTACCCGTAGACGCAGACACGGTAATCGTACCAGCCGCGCTATTCGTGTCCACGCCCAGGAGCTTGCTCCAAGTCGCAGAACCAGCCACGGGCACCACGCCTGCAAGAGTGATGGACTCGCTCTGCACTAGACCTGCAGAATCCAGACCGTACAGAGTCACTGCCATCGTATCGGCGCCGCTAGACACGACAGTAAGCGTATCGCCGCTGTTAAGCAGGTGCCCCGACGCAGACACGGACCTAGCCGCAGCGACGTAACCCAGGAAGATACCGACCACGGTTTCCCACGACGCAGTGGTCGGCACCGCCGTTACGCCATTCATCGTCACCTCTTCCATTTGAGGTGCGCCGCCTGGGGCGGTCCCGATCAGCAATACGTCCTGCGTCACTGCGGCAGTGTCGCCCACCAGGCTAACGATCTCGTCAGCGGCTTCGATAGGAGACGACCATACGTACCCACAGCCGCCCTGAGACGTAAACGTCGCGTCAATCACGAACAGAGTAACGGGGCCAGCCTTGCTAAACGTCAGGTTACCGACCGGAGCCGAGGACGCGATCGCCCCGTGCACTACGTCAAAATTGGTGAGACCCGCAGCAAGCACCATACCAGTAACCGCGATGATCTCTGTCGCAGGGAGACTCGTAGCGGTAGCGATCCCGTATACCGTTACGTTCATTGTGTCAGACGCACTAGACGAGACAACGCTAACCACAGTACCCGCGGCGTGTACCGCGTCCTGGTCTCCGTCTAGCCCGCTGATCGCACCCAGGGAGCCCGTATACATACTGAACTGGCCAGTGGCGTCCTTGGTAAAGTCGGCGCGAACTCCGTTGGTCGTATGCACGTCCATAGTCATGGCAGTAGCTTTACCCGACTCAGTGGAGCTGTACTGTGCCGTAAAGATCGGGTCACCACCGATATCGTCCCAGTCCTCCTCGCTATCTCCAAGAACAACGGTAAGCGCCTTGCCCTTAACCGTACCAGCGGAGATATCGACGCTAATGCGAGTCGTAAACAAACCGTAGTCAATCGAAGTCACAGCCATTTGGTCAACGAGTGCCTTTTGGAATGTGTAAGACGACTGCGTAGCTGGGTTAACCTTTACGAACTTGACTTCCTGCGCCCCACCTGGGATATCGGGATCCAGGCTGGGATCGAACAGAATCGCACCAGCTTCCAAAAGGTCGCCAGACTGGAACGTGTCGAAAATACGACCAGGGTTAGTCACGTCGAGAACTGCGGCCGGCTGGGCGCCTTCTGCCTCGCCAATACAGGCCACGATGCCAGACGCACCGAGTCCGATCTTAGCTAGGCCCGATGTGTCAACCTGGCTATACGCGCCTGGAACTGCTGTAGTGCGGCCATTAAAGTAAATCGTGGAAGCCATAGCTTACCTCCGAGTGATGCTGCGAGCGTTGGAACGGTGCGAGCCGCCAACCGCCCCACGGCGATGCCCGTGGATAGGGCGGTTATTGAACTCGTCGAGCAATGAGACCCACTCGGACGCTGGGCGGCGCTTGCGAGGATCGATTCCCTTAGTGCCGCAGAACCTCTCGAAGGCCTCTCCGCCATGAGGGAACAGAGCCGACTCGGCGCCAGCCCTTCGAGCGCGCACCATTCTCTCGTCCTGAGGCGGACGGCGGCGAACGGAAGAAACACCTACGCTATGAGTGGCAATAGTCGCCGCGGTAGGAAGGGATACACCTTCACCAGTAGCAACGCGAGGGCCTTTGGCCTTATTCTTCTTTCTAGGCATACTCATACCTCCTAGTCGTCAATGGGGGTAAACCCGCCATCGGCGTCTTCATGCGCTATTGTAACTGATCCTGAGCTTGTGAGGAAGGTCTCTGGATCGCCGTTTAGGGCAACCCAGAGAGAGTCGGAATCGTCCCAAATGTCTTCGTACTCTACCTTTACGGAAATACGCCTAATGAACACATTTTCGGGTATATACCTCGGATCCGGCTGGACATCCGCGCCATCCAACGTAGGATCGTGTAGACCCGCCTGGATCATGCGGAGGAAGCCCATCTTTAGGATTCGCTTAACGATTTTGTAGTACCACACCACTACATCGGGATGCTCGGCGTACACGAATACGGTAAAGGTCGCCATGTCTACAGACCTAAACTGAGACCCGACGGTATAGTCGTCATCGTCAAGCAGGGCCATATCCCCCTGTCCCAGAAAGTCCTGCGCTGTATCGTCGCCAGACAAAGTGAGCGCCAGAATGGGAAATGGAGTATCGCCAAACCTAGCGAAGCTCTGCACGACAGTCGGAGGGTGCGACGCCCAGAACGCCTTAGCCTTCGTCAACTCGCCGGCTGACAGGTCTTGCAGGATCGAGTCCATTACGGCGGTATTCGCAGACACGGCCGCGACGCCTGTTCTCAAGACTTCCAAGACGATTCGCTGAGGTAGCCCGACCGTAGACATTACATGGCCCCTGTAGAGTGCCCGATACCACGAAACGCCTGGTCAAACAGGCGCTCTGCGATTCGAGGGATTTCCTTGACCGCGTCTCGAAACAAGTGACGACCTTCTATGCCCGGATGAATCCAGGCACGAGGATCGCTATTCTGCGACACACGGCGAAACGTCATACGCATGTCACCACTACCCGACTTATAGTCTTTGCTCATCCGGACCATACCGGCGTGAATGTCGGTTTTATGGTGACTACGAAGTTTAGGAGACTGACCAGCAGGTAGGCGATCGCCCCACTTGGTAGCCGCGCCGCTGGCATGAGTCGTAGACCCAGCCATGTTAGCCCGACTAGTCATTCGCATAATACGACGACCAAGTCGGGCCGCCTCTTCCCGAGTATGCGTGCCAGCCTTGGCATGCTGACTACCCATGGGCGCTCCATGCCGGCCAGTCGCCCCAGGGCCCATATGCCGAAACGGTACGGTCACATACGGGCCATTCTCCCCTTGCTTAACGGCGCGACCAGACAACAGAGCGGCTTTCATGTCGCCGCCCTCCCATCCGTGCTCGACAGCATTCGGAAGCCAACCCACCAGTACGATAGTGGCGATCGTAGTCGGGTTCGACGGCAAACGCCGTTTAATGGAAAACTCGGGCTCCTGCAGCCCACGCTTATAGTCGTCCGACGCAGACGTTAGCTTTTTCTGCGCGAGTGACAGGATCTCGCTATGAATCGACCACACCAGATCTACCACTATATCTCGCGTAACTCTGGGAAGGGCTGCGAGTACCGTAGGAGTGGCGCCTGTAAGGTCTACGATGATCATGAGCCCTGTTGCCTCACGAGATAGTCCAATTTGATCTTAAACGTAGTCGGAAGCGTCTGTAGCGTGTCACGACCCTTGAGGCCCTTCTCGGGTCCTACGGAATGCTGGATCCCATACGTTGCGTCGTCCACCATCCATACCGGGTGGCATACGTAGTGAATCGTATAGCGGGTCCCCGACGAAGGCCCTCGACCAGCGATCCATTCCATCCGCTTAGGTTCTGTTAGCGTCGCCCGGCGAATCTTCCAATCCGTACCTTCCCAGTACATGGACGAATCATCCGCCACGAACATGATCTCATCAGGCTCGTAACGCATCGCCGTCTTTTGGATAGCAGTAGTGCGATCCGACTTGCCAATGGGAACCAGCGGAGTAGCGCCTCTTAGCGTCGTCTCTGTCCAGGTCATTTTCTGCTGGACACCGATGAACCGATCACGGAAACCGACGCGCATATCGTCGGTAACGGTAAGCAGTGCGTCTGCGAACGTGAACGGCCCGAAGTTCTGGTATAGGTCTGGTTTTAGCGCCGCCTGCGCGAACACGGCCTTAATCGGGTGGTAGCTCCTGGAACTGTGCCTCTCGTCCTTAACGTACGGATTGATATACCACCAACCGTCGCCTAGGCAACGAACACAAGTCGGATCAGGCTGATACGTCTCACTGTCGTTCAATGAACACGGGCACGCCACGGCCCTGGACCAATGAAAGTCCAGGCCCAATCCGTGGATCGCCTTAGTGAACAACGACGGGTCAAACGTCGCCTTAGGCGTCGTCTTGGTCGGATCGCGTTGGCCCGGTCCCTGTCCCATTACACGACCACCATTCTCGTGCCCTTACCGTAGTAACGACGCAAGTTCGGGAGCATTTCCTTTATCTCTTTCTGGTACTCGATGATACGAGCACCGTAGCCAGAATTAGTCGCCGACGAGGTCGTCCCGACGTTCTGAGACAGCCCGGGAATGCTGATCGACTTGTTAGCGATACCCGCGCCAGCGATAAGATCGCCGGCAATATTGAACACACCGATCGCCGCTTGCATGGCGATAATGTGCTTTAGGTCCGCGGGTAGGTCGCCAGGCTCGAATCCCGCACGATACGTAAAGTGCCAAATGCCAGGCACCCGACCCGTAGCACCACTCCACAGCGGCATCAGGGCCCCAGGGATCAACAGTACGTCTGCGATGTTACCTTGCCCTGGCACGATCTGAATCACGCCTGACTTACCCTCATCCTGCAGGACGATCCACTCGGAACTAATCTCTACAGAACTCGCCATCGACGGGTATTGAAACTTAACCTCGTCGATACTAATGATGGGGTACTCGTGTAGCTGGAAGTACCCCCATCGCCCGTAATCCCTGGCGAAATGGTCGTGCGTCTCGTCCGAAATATCCTCGGCGACCAACTTGATATCCAGCTCCTTTGCGAGCCAGGCAGTCGCAGCGTCGATATACTGCCGATACATGCGATTCGGGAACGGATTACCGTCGTCGTCCGTCAACGTAGTTCCGAACAAGTATACGTCTTTAAGCTCGTCAATCGTCAACAGAAGATCCGCAGACTCGGACACACCGGACTTAGGCTCAGACCTTTGCGAGTACTCGTCAGGAGTTGGCGCAGTGGCGCGATACACGGCTCTATAGTAGTACGAACTATCTGCGGCGACATCCGTAAACTCGTACAGATTGGCGCCAACTTGCATTGTAAGCGCATCCAGCTCGCTATACGTCCCGGTAACACCCGTGATAGACCTTTCCAGGACTACCTCGTTATACCGCTCCCGCACAGTAGCCTCGTCTACTACAGCGATAGATACGTCTATATACGTGTCCCCACTGTCCTCGTCTACGTAATACTTAGTCTGCTCCACCTTGGGAGTTAGGCCAAGGAGGTCAAAACGAACGTCAGAGTCGGGGCACACGAAATCGCGCTCGTACCCGATCGCTTGAATGGTCAGGGTGTATCGGAACTTCGAGACTGCCTGAATCGTAAATGTACCGTCCGACGCGGTCAGTACCTCTACTGGATCCATGATGATACCGGACCCAGAGATCGCCTCTGCCCCTGCCTCAGTGGGAGGGGCAGGGGTCAGGCGGATCGGGACATTCTCAACACCGCTTCCCGACGCGTCCGCGATCGTCCCTGTAATGTCGATCGCCATGGGACCTCACAGTCAGGCTACATGCTGTCCATTTGTCTCGTTACTTCTAGCAAAGCACGAGAGTTAGCGCGGTTACCGCCGTCGGCCCACACCTTAAATCGCATATACCGGCCAACAGTAGGGATAGACCAGCCAACCCTCGTAGATACGGCCGTAACCAGGTCCCATACCTTGCGAACCAGAATACCGTCGTCGGCTTCGTCTTCGTACAGATCAAACCAGCGAGCAGTAGTAGCGTTGTCTTCGTACAGAACCTGCGCTGCTACGTGTACTGCTGTAGTCGCCGTGCCTTGAGTATGCGCGAGAAACGCCGTAAGCCTATCGTACCCAGACACGCGGATAGGATCGCCCCATACCGCGGCTCCCTCTGCGACCATGTCCGCTTCTTCGTAATCCTCACTAGCTACGACTCTGAAGTCCTGATCCAGGTAATTGGTCTTGCGCTCCTGGTGGTGCCTCAGACCCGTTGCCTGCGCTTGCTCTGCTCTAGTGTCATCCGCGGGCATGTCTTACTCCAGAATGCCGCCAGGAGCCGCGAGGGCGCCCTGGCGGCATGAATACGTACGCTATGGGGTGGCTGTGACCACGGATACCGCGCCCGAGGTCGGATACTCGACTCGGTAGTTTTTTGCTCCGTCAGGCAGCGTAGTAGGCGACCAGCCCTTGCCTTGCGCCGTAGTCTTGTCCCAAGTTGACGCTTCGGTCACACCGTCAACACCAAGAACGCCAGGCCCAGACGGCGGCGACGCGGTCGCGAACTTATGCCACGTATCGATCGAGCATGTAGCGGGGTTAGCGCCTGCCGCTCCCTTGGTCGCACTGGCGACGGTCTTATAGCACTTGGTACTCTGTACCACACCGCCACCAGCACCAGGATTAACGATAACCTCTGTACACGCGGCGTCGTCGATGTCGGTGCCAATGGGGGTAATGTCGCCACCGTCCCAACCCACACCGAAAGTAAAGCTAATGCTACGGGGCACGTCGGGATCGGTGAAAGCACCTGGGAAGTTGTTGGACACGTCGTTACCGGCGAAACCTGCGTGAACTCCGGCGACAGCATCGCCGGCAGGAGCGGCAATCGCCTCATTCACCATGTCGATAGAGTCAGCAGCGTCCTCGAACGTAGAGTCAGCGTCGAGACCCTGATCCCACGAAGTGCCGTCCCACACGAACTCCTTACCGGCGATCGCACCGGCGACACCGATGATCTTAGAACCGATAGGGCGATCCCAGCCAGTAGCCGCCTCAGGTGTAGACGTAGCAGGCGCAGTACCGCTCCCGTGTTCGATAGAGGGTGCGCTATCCTGTCGGAACGTAAATCGTACGTGAGTATATGCCATGGTATACCTCTTATGTCGTTAGGCAGTTATACCGGAACTGCCCATGCGTAGTTACGACTTCCATCAGGAAGCTGTGTGGGGGTGAACGCGTTGTAAGTGGAATCCCAAGCAGCGGGATCGTTGTTTCCGTCTTCGGTAAGAACACCCATAGCCGCCGCGAGAGTAGCGACCATACCGAACTTGTGGCCCCATCCGCAGGTAGCGTCGTGGTTCAAACCGCCGGGGCCTGCCGCAGCATGCGTGATCGCCGTGACCGTCTTGAAGATTTTAATACCAGCTACCAGCGCGCCAGCACTCGCGGTAATGACTTCGGATACAGGAGCGTCGTCTTGATCCGTACCGACCACCGTAGCGTCGCCGCCGGCCCAGGCAGAGCCAAACGTAATCGTCACGTTGCGAGGTACAGTAGGATCCGTAAACGCGCCAGGCCAGGTCTGCACGTCGTCTGTATTAGCGGCATGCACGCCAGCCGCATCGTCTGCGGCAGGAGCGGCGATCGCGCCAATATGCCAAAGACTGGACGCCACCAGAGCAGCATCCGCAGTGGCGAGAGCAGTCTGCAAGTCGCCAGCAGGGAAGTAGACGAGAGCGCCTTCTACGTCTACCTCGGACGCGTCATGCTTGTTAGACGTACCGTCCTCGTGGGCGTCGATTTGCGCCTGAGGCACGGCGACAGATACGTCGATAGCGTCCATGAGCCGATCCATGAATGTCGGCATATCGGCGCCGTGTGGCCTGTTGGAGAGAGCGGGGATATAGTCGCGAATGAAGCGACGTTCTTCTGCGGTCAGAATGGTAGTCTTGTCCAGAGCCATCGTTTGTACTCCCTTCCGGGTGGCCTAGAGGGTTAGTCCTTAGCGACCTTCGGAGGAAGGTCCGCAGCCTTTTCGCGAATCGATGCGATCAGGGCAGACTTAGGACGCAGTGCCTTCTCTCGCTTAGACATCGCAATGCCAGCGCCGCGGGCCAGGTCCAGCCATTCCCTAATCGTCAAGTAGTTATTATCGTTGGGCAGAGAATCGGCGAGCGAGGCCGACTTCTCAGAACGGTCGGGCAGTTCCTCGCCGATAACCTCGCTCGCCAGAGACTCAGAATCAGCCTTCTTGCGAGGCGGGGGAGGAGCGGCCTTCTTTTTAGGAACCGGTGAGGCAGGGGGCGCCGAAACAGGCACTCGCCTAAACATCTTCCCAAAGCTGTCGAACTCTTCTACGTCCTCAGGGAGAACACCAGAAACATCGCTAATTGCGCTTCCCTTGCGAGAAACGAGGTGAAGCTCTGCGGTACTCGGGTGGACATGGTACTTGCGACCAGAGGGCCCAGCTACGAACTGCCCCTTAGCGTAATCTTTGCGATGCTTAATGCGAATGAGAGTAGGCATGCCGGGTCCTCCTGTACTGTGGGGTGTTGTCGCGGCGCCCGACGGCCGCGACAACCACGTTCAACAATCTTACGCGTGACGACCAGTCGCGAGGCGGCCGACATTCACGAACATACCGCACTTTTTGGGCATCATGATCTGCAGAGCACCGTAAATCACCTGCATCCAACGCACGCTCGTATCGATCGTGGCGAGCGGAATGCGAGTAAATGGAGCCAACTGCTTCCACTTGAGAACCTCGGACGACTGCGAGAGCATATACGCCTTAGAGGTGTTCGGGTGGAACCGGTTAAGGTCCACGATGGTCTGCGCCGCTGCAGAACGCGCCACACGGAAGATCGTCCTACAAGTAGTAGCCGCGCCATCCTTGTCGGAACGGTAGACCTCGTAGTACGAAGTATTAGGGCCGTTATCCACGACAGCGATCGACGCCTGGTCGCCGGCGCTCACGGTCAACTGTGCGGAAGTCGCGGGGGCCGACTTACCGTAACGACTACCAGCACACACCTTGTACCAATACGCTCCCGCCCAGGTGGCGGTAAACGACTTAGAACCCGCACCCGCATACGCCGGAGAGGTCACACCCGAGATCGTGGGAGTGGTGGGGCGGACACCAGCTCGCCCAACACCCGCGGCCACTGGAGTCTTGCTGGCTACGATGAAGATGTTAGGATTCAGGTTGATATCACCGAATGGGGTCGCCACAGCGGAGATATTGATACCAGCCTTGCCGCCAGTAGGCGCCGGGAGATCGTAGCGCTCCTTCGGATACATGATCTTGGACAGATCCTTAGTCGCCCCGGTATCGGTCCACAGATCGGTGGGCGCGCCGTAGTTCGGCTCGGCCACGAGCAGTTCGGCCATATCGGTAATGTAGTCCTCGCTAAGAGGGTTACCGCTACAGTCGATGACGTGCTCGTCGTCCTCATAGCCCGAAAGCATACCATCGTCCTGGACCGTGGCACCCCAGGCGCTAACCAGGAGTTTCTCGAGGCCGTCGAACTGGATGGATACCAGGTCCTCGTCACCGTAGAACATAGCACGCTCGATCTGCCGCAGCAGGAACATGGTACCGTTTACAGTCTCGCGGGCCATAGCGTCGCCATGCGCAGTACGCAGAACCGACATAACATGGGTGACTCTACGAGTCGTACCCATGAACTTGATCCGTGTGTACTGGCGGCTGTATGTCGAGTCGTCTTCCTCAGGGAGGTCTCCCTCGCTAATGAAGATAGCGTCGCCACTACCGTACTCCTCGAGTCGGTTGTACTCCTCGACGGTGTTATACGCTGGATCCTTATACAGCGCCTTCCAGAACTTGACGTCCTTCGCCTTATACGTAGTGTTGAACAGCGTTTGGTCCAAACTTTCCACACGAAGAGGGAAGCCCTCACCCGCGGCAGTACCGGGGCTATTGATGTCGCTTCCTGCCTCGAGGGCCTTGTTTAGGGCGTCAACGTCGGCCATGGAGGAGATCCCCCCGATAGCTTCGCCGCCTTCAGCCATGAGCCCACCCTGGTTGGCGAGCCCCTGATAATCCATCCATGACACGATTTCGCCGGCCATGTTTTACTCCTGCTTGGTTTGTAGGGTGCGGCTATCTTAGCAATTCGCCGCGAGTGGGGTTCCTATTTGCTACCTTCAGCCAGTTCGGCGACAACCTTCTCCAGGAGAGGCCGGCTAATCTGGTTAGTGCTCTCGAACTTAGCCGTAGCGTGTGCGATCACGTCACGAGCACGATCGTTGTCAGCCTTGGCCATGAGACCGCGAAGCCCCGTGAAGACCTGCGACTTACTCAACTTGTCTTCGGTGCCGTCGTTGCCGACCTTGGACTTACCGAGGTCGCGATTACGAACGTCGCGAGGATCAGCGCCAACAGAACGACGAGGAGCGGGAGACTTCTCTACGATGTTGAGGCGGCTCTCGAGAGCGTCGATAACGCGCGACTGCCTCACGTAACCCTTGACGAGAGACTTAATCAGCCCGCCCTGTGCCTTGACGAGTTCCATATTAGCGGTGTGAGACCCGCGGACCTCACCCTCCAGGCCTTGCAGCCGGTCCTCGATGCCATTCGTCAGACTCTTGAGGAAAGGGCTTGCGTCCAACAGGTCGCCGTTATCGTCTTCCTCGTCTCGAATAGACTCTTCGAGAGACTTCTGCACCGGCTCGTCTTCGATGGTAACGTCGTCACCGGCCCAGATCTTGCCCAACTCCTTACGCTCGGCCTTCGTGAGGGTTCCAGCGTCCATGCGGGCCTTAAGATAGGTTTCGCGGTCGCCGCCGTCGCCGGCCAGGTCCAAGCCCTTTTCGACAGACTCGTAGTCCGCCAGGGCCTTCTCGAGTGCGTCAGGATCTACGTCGCCGGTTTTGGACTTCTTGGCGTCCTCTTCCTCCTCGTCGTCGTCGTCGTCGTCGTCCTCGTCCTCGTCGTCCTTTCCTTCTTTAGCCTCGGGAAGGTTCTCGAACGCAGCCTTAGACAGAGGCTTAAGGTTATCTGCCTCACAACGAGATTTATACATCTCGTAGGTAAGACCATGGGGGCGCATCATCTTCTTTCGCATTGGGTTACTCCCTAGTGGCGGATTGTATGATTTCGTCGATCACGGACTCAGGCGCACCAGGCATCCTCTCAGACACAATACGCCTAGCCTCGGCTTTGGTCAAGCGCATCGAATGATCGCTAATCGATGCAGACAGGGTGTTCGCCCACTCTTCTAGGTAGCTAACCTCATCGACCAGCTCCAACTCAAAGTCGGCGGCTACCTGAGCCTTAATCACAGAAGAAGACGTGTCTTCCTCGTCTTCTTCTGAAACGGGCCCAGTTTGGATCGCAGGCTTGCCACCCTCTAGACTTTCTGACCGTAGCGGAAAGCCTGCGCCAGGAGCGGCACCTGGGTTCGCGATAGATTGCCCAGCCGTAAGCGCTTTGGCCAGGGCTCTAAGTGACGTACCCACGTTAACGGGGCAGTGCGTAATCGCCACATTACGAACCGTAGCTTTACGAATCGTTCGCGGATTCTTCACGTCACGAGCAACGACACTGCCCTCGATACTAAATCCCAACTTACGAGGCGCCTTCTCCAGAGCCTGTGCTAGGCTCCAAATCTGACGACCTTCTGGCGTATTGAGGAGATACCCCTCGGCCCACCAACCCTGTCGAGTGGCGATGGAATCGTCAGGCAGACGCTCGCCCTTCTTGACCAACTTAGCAGAAGTCGGATAGCCCAGAACGTCGCCGGTTCGCTTACCGTGGTTGTCGTTAAACCAGCCCTTAGTCAGGAAGTCGGAGAAATCCAATCCGTTCTGTAGAATTCGCTCGTCGTCCTGATCTAGTTCGTCCGTGGATACGATCCCGCCAATCCGCATAGGGTTCTCGTCGCCAGCCTTCTCGAAGGCGGCAACCTCGCACCAAACGCGAAACGGGGATGTGTCTTTCATTAGCACCCTACGAACTAAACGGAACCAACGACAATGTTAGTTCCGCCTCTTTGTCGTCGCATACGACAGGCCTGTAAGATCTTCATTATACAGACATACACAGCGAAGTCAACCCTTGCGAATTACACGAATCCCTACCCTACGCCTATGCACAATCGCTTTATTGACATCTCCGCCTGAAGACAGCACCACGTCGCCCTTGCACTTAGGGCATGGACCGTGGACCGTTCCGTCGTCACTAACCAACACAATACCCAGACGGACGCGTAAGCCACCCTCTGTCGCGTCGCTGCCTATCTGCTTACCGCAGTGGCAGCACGAAACCCTAGTATACGTCCCACTCATGAAACCCCGCACACGACTTAACGCGCCCAGACATAGGCACTTTATGAATTGACGACGCCTTAGCGATACCAGACAACACCTTCTCCAGGCCTTCCGCACCATGATGCTTGAGAATCGTACTGCACACCATTTGGCGATCTACCCATACGTTCAACAGGCGCAGCCTCTCTCGATCGCCTTCTTCGTGTAGACGATCAAACACGGCGATACTCGGCAGTGGTTGATCGGGGTAGCCTTGGAACAATTGCGACAGGTCCATACCAGGAGGCATGAGTCGCCCGATTGCGCTGTTATTTACTGCCATCGCTTCACCACTCCCAGCTTAGGGCCCATGGACTTAGCCACGTCCTTTCGGGACATATTCGACACGTCCTGAGCCATGGTCTTATCGTAATCCAACTCGGTACGGATACTCGGGCCTTGCTGGATATTGTGCATTACATTTTCGTTAACGACCTGTCTCGCTCGACTAGTGGTCCTCACCGCCGCCTCGGTGCGGATAGGGTGCTCTCGTTCATACCCGACAAACACATCGACGGGATCCTCGCCAGGCACCTTAACTCGCTTAGTCTGCGGTACGTCTGCACTCACGCCGATACGGCGCACATTAACCAGATACTTCTTCGTCTTGAGGATTGCCCGGTCCTCTGGAGAAAGCTCGTCGATAATCGCATTCATCACGTCGGAGTCCTGTACAACTACACCTGACGAATGGGCGCGCATTTCGGAGGACACTTCAGGTCGTCTCTTCTCCACGTAATCAAGTACTTCCTGCGCTCGGATCGCTAGATAGATCGACGCCGGATCGATAGACCCGACATCATCACCAGTCGTAAATCCAGCTTTAGCGATGATTCTCTTATCGACCTCACTCAGACCATCGATAGCCCGATTAATGGCAGACGACGGCTCGTCAGTCTCCACATCGTCATACGTGCCCTTAGTCGGGTCAGAGGCGGATAGACTATCAAACGATACCACGTTATTCACCTGGCCAGGAACCCTAGTCCTCTTGAATTCCTCAAACACCGCCTCGGCTTGTGAATTCCCTAGGTTCGCCGCTACGGACGCCTTGTTAGAAATCGCCTCCCATTGCGACGCCATGGACTCGTTTTTCTTTCTCTCTGCGCTGCTACTAAACTCAATCTCTCGCAAGGCGATAGCCTCACTCTTGGCCTCCTGCACGATCATGTCTAGCGCCTCGCTGTAAGATACGTCTCCGCCTTCCTTGGCAAATCCACTAGACTCGTAATTCACCTTTAGCCCGTGTACCATACCGGTAGGGCGTCCTCGCAAACCAGGCTTAAACAGAGCCCGCTCTTTCTTCTTGATCGTACGGAAAGGTCCGTCAACCGCAGACACCCACCGGCCCTTAGTCTTCTTGTAACCCATGTCGCGGGCCTTATCGGGATCGGCGTCCAACTCTGGTACGAGTGCGATAGGCGCAGAACTACCCTTTTCACGAGTCAGCGCAGACTGAACCGCCGGGGGTAGCATCCGAGCGCAACGCGTGATCCTCTGCCATTCCAACGCGGAAGAACCCAGGGAATCGTACATCACCATCTCGCTCGCATTACCTAGATTCATACCCACGTTAGCCGCGTCGCTACATACAATCATTTCGCAGTTGTTAAACACGGTCGTCTGTTTCTGCGACAACGGTGGGTCTGTGACAGCGCCCTTACGGGCTATGTCGCCGTATTGCTGCTTTAGCTCTGCGATTCTCTTCTTAGCTGCTTTAGCGAGCTTAGGGTCTTCCATCTTGGTAGGATCGCCCGTCAAAACGATCTCACGCAGAATAGACGCACTCTTAGAGTTACCGTAAAAGTAGCGCTGGACTCCATGCTCGTCTACGAAATACGACTCTGGCGGATTAATACCGAACTGGCGTTTAACGATTCTTCTCTGCTCTGGACCGAACTGAGACATCTTGATCCCGTAATCCGGCCCATCGCCGGGATACGCCTTCCACTTGCGACCCTCGTTACAGCGATTAACGAAAAGAGACTCGTCACTATCGCGCCCTAGTGCATCCTTGGTCTTTTGGAATATCATCGTATTAAGCATACGATCGCCCGTGTACGTACCGCCGATATACGTTACGAAATACTTGTCGTTAGGGGCCTTGCCCCCATCCTCAGGATCGTAATGCGGGCTACCCTCAATAGCCTCGTTTACGTCCTTAAACCCCATAGTCCTAAGAGTCGCCTCCATAGTCCGGCAACCGTCAAGAATGCTGTTAGCGAACATCACCATTTGGCGAGAACCGTCTGGGCCTGGGCCCGTATCCTCGTGGAAGTTCAAGATATGGTTGCGAAGCTCCTCAGCCTTGGCGTTACCAAGCACCATAGACATATCGGCCTTTCTACGCTCCTCTCGCATACCTGGGTCCATGATGCTACGTGCCTTAGTCGTAATCGCCTTCTTCTTGACCCAATGAACGTCGCCAGTATCCATACGCACCACTGCGACTTTGCCTCTAGAGTCTTCTCCCAACGTCAAATCGTACCTAAATACCAGGTTATCCTGCCACTCTGCTTTACCCGCGGCGTTCAACTTATTACCCTCGTCGTCATACGTGGGAGCCTTGATACCGGCGAACCCCTTTACGTTCACGACATCGCCATCCTTGGCCTTCTCGAAACCACCCCCCTCTTTAGGCTTCCCAGTATTCTCGTCCCAGTCCTCCGGACGATACAACAGGTGGAGACTACCGCGCTTATCGCTAACCCATCGATCGCCTTCCGAAACACGAACACCCTTGATCCCCCACTCGGCCAGATTCGCGTCGATATACTTATGATGGTCTGTGCGATCGGGCCTAATGCCTAACAGCATAGTACCCTCGTCCAAAGACACTCCGTGCTGCGCGCATGTCCACTCCAGAGCCTTATCCCGAGTTAGCGGCATATCGATCGACTTGTCGGGATCGTCTGGGTTCGGGATGCTCTGCACGGAACCAACATTCTCGCTAAACGACCGTTGGAACGCTACCGCGTCGTTCGCCCTAGGATGAGGAGCCGCAGCAGTGTCGAACCCACGACACACGATACCGGCTGGACCTGCATCCGGGTTATCAATCTTACGACCGTTCTTATCGTCCCAGCCGTCGGCCTTCATCGCCTTGACTTGCGCCCTAGTTACCTTAGTACCGGCAAGCTGCGAGTAATCCGACACGCCCAGAATGTCGCCGAAGTGCATACCATACAGCATCGCCGCATGGGTGCCGATCTGTTCTACAGGCGGCCACGTACCACGCATACGACCACGCCGCTTTGACATAAGCCACGACGGCTTGAACGCCTCGAACGGACGACGAGACGTCTGCATCACTCCGTCCTTATCAGGCTTCTCGACTTCCTCCATGACGAACTGTTCACTAGACGCAGGCTTGTACGCAGGGCAGTTAGACACTGCCTTAGCCGCCAGCACACTTCGCCGCCCCTGCTGGGTTAGACCGGCGGTCTCATCGGCACTCAGAGCGCCCTGGTTGTCAGCTAGGCGCGCGGCGTCGGCGTCTCCTAGGGCTGCCATATGCAATGCGTATAGCTGCGCCTGAATGCCTGTCATATGGGCGTGTCGCGACTCCTCAATACGAACAGCAGGAAGTGTCTTACCTCGCACGTCCTTAGTCTGGCATACGTGCGTATACTGTGCGAGAATTCCTGCAAACTCGCTCATCTTAGACGCCTTGATCTGAATCTTAGGACCCTTGCGGCCCACCGATCCAGTCGCCCCCACCACGACACTCTCTTCTAGGTACTCATCGGCGAACTGGTTAGCAGTCATGCCTGCGAATTGTGCGCCTTGCGACAACAGCTTGATATACTCCAGGAAATCGGCTGGAGTAGTCGTCATAGGCGTACCCGTGAGGAGCATCATCATTTTCATGTCCCCATTCCACTCCGCCATCGCCTTATTTCGCTTAGCCTTTTCGTTAGAGATCCCCTGGTGAGCTTCGTCAACGATGATACCGTCGAAACCCGCCTCCCTCAGCTTCTTCTGGTTAGCTGTCCAGTACTCCGGGCCGACGACTACCAAGTCGTTAGTATCCAAACCATTTTTTACCATATCCACGTAACGATCTACGGGGATATGATTCTTACCGGCCCCTACGACAGTAGCGCCCTCGTCAAATGTACCAGCCGCCTCCCGCCACTGTTCGATCGTATTCAAAGGAGCAACGACGCACACCTTCTTAGGGGCGTTAGGATGTGGCTTACTCGGATCCTCGGGATCTCGCAGAGCCATCATAGTCTTAGCTGCGACGAGTGCGGATACGGTTTTACCAGTCCCCATATAATGCGCCGCGAGGGCCCTACCATCGTTGTCTACTACCTTCTGCACCAACTCGGCCTGATGCTGTGCGAGAGTAAACGGCACGCCATTAGGCAACACTGGGTTAATGCCAGCACCCATGGCTGCGAGGTTAGACGGCGTAATTTCGTCAATATCCAGAACATGCGCCGAATCCATCGTCTTCTGCGCCGATTCTCTCATTGCGCTTACTTGGTCAGACAGTCGCCGCTCGGCCCCTGTAGTCATGGACACGTAACCGAACGCGTCTCGCACGTTAGAGAACCCGCTCATATTGACGCGAATATAGTCTAGCTTCTTGTGCTTTTTGCCGTCCTCGTCTTTAACAGACGTGTACACAGGCGTAACGCCCCTAAGTCCTACAATTTGCTCGACTGGAATCGCACCGCTACTAGGTAGCACGAGACGCGGCTCTGACTCCAACACGGCGCCCGTACGAGGGTCTAGGCGATCGTGCATGTACAGAAGCATACTGTTCTTGAGAGGCTTAGGGGCGCGCGACTCCTCGGTGGGCCGGATGGACGCTACCGCTGCCGCCTTGGTCGATCGGACGAATCGCTTACCGCCAGCACCGCCACCAATCTCGCCTGCG